TTCAACATCTTCCAATGCTTTGTCTAATTGTGTTTTTAAAAATTCTATATTAACTTTGTTTGTCATATTCATTTCTTGAGTAGATTGTAATTTCTCTACGGTCTTGTAAAGATCTTCCAATAAAAAATGTTGCTCCTGGTCCGTAGGCACTTGTTCAGATTTTTTAAGTAAATCATTTTCAAATAATTCTCTTGATGTCTCTAACGATACCAACCTTGCTGTTAGCTCTGTATATGCAAACACGCCCATTGCTACTAGAATTATAAGGCTAGCTACAGTCTTCATAGGCATCTGCACTCTCGCCTCTTCTCCAATATCTAATGGTTTATTGGACACTTGGACCTCCACACAAAGCCAATGTAACCAACATTATAATTAATAAACCTGTTACATAATAGTTCATCCAGATTACCTCTGACATTACTTAAAAAAATTTAAAATTTTTTTCCACCAACTTATTTTTTTAGGTGGTACAACAACACACTGACAAACTTTCTTTTGAAAGTTACAATCTATACATATATTTAAACTCATTTTTTCTCCTCAATATCATAAAACATTTTATCAGAATCTTCTGTTACCCAATCAGATCCTTCACAGTCCCAGTATGTATTTTGTACACTATAGTCTGGCCAATCATTGTCTGTTGTATAACTGTTCACATGCCAAATGATTCTGTTGTTTGGCTGCGCTGCATAATTACCATTTTTTAAGGCAATTATGTGTGCACACTTGTGCTCTTGCGGAATTTCAGAATGTTCCGTGTTTAGTATATTAGTCTCTGGATGAGCCCAGTCAATAGTAAATAAGTATTGACCTTCGTAAAATTTCTTATCTTTACCTAAATATTTACCATCTATACCAGCCAGCCAATCAAAACAATGGACACTAGGATAATAACTAAAGCAGTTCCACAGTTCGAGTTGATCCACTCGCATATCAGGCACGTCTTTTCTTTCAAATTCTTTTTGAAAGAAGGCTGAGATAGGTAGTCTATAAAAGACCGCACCATTTGGCAGCATGCAATGAAATAAGATTGCGCGACCTGAAATAGAGCTAAGACCAAAGATAACGCAGTCACTAGACTGTCCTTTATTTTTTTTAAGATCATAGAGATACTCCCTTCTTATTTTACAATAAATCGGCGGTATGTTAGCATTTAAATAAGCCATAGTACATTATTTTATTTCTCCCCAATTAGGACCAGATTCGTAGTCTACTTTATTAGGTACTTTTAAGTCAACTGCATTTTCCATAATATTTTTTATTTTTTTTGCTTGACTTTCTGATTCTATAGAAAAGTCTAATTCATCATGTATTTGTATATGACCTACTAAACCTTCTTTATATAAATCAACCATAGCTTTTTTAGTCATATCAGCTGCACTACCTTGAATTAATTTATTTAAAGCTTTGTAAGTAAATGCTCTTCTATGTCCATTTTTATGCCAATAATTTTTTTTAGGATTTCCATCTTTATCTTTAATAACATTACCATCATCATCTAATAAATGTGGTCCCATTTCTTTTAGTTCTAACATAGTGTCATGATCTTCTGCCGGAACAAATGTACCCCAATCAGAACCTCTAAGTATTGGTTCATATTTAGGAAATCTACAACGTCTACCAAGTATAGTTTTTATTTTACCTCTTTGTTGAGCAGCAGCCATAACTCCATTTGTTAATTGTTTAACAAATGGAACATTACTGTGATATTGAGAAAATAATTCATCAGCTTTTTCTTTAGTTACACTTAATTCATTCATTAATTTTGCCTTACCCATACCGTAAAACAAACCAAGGTTAATAGTCTTAGCTTCTTTTCTATCTATGTTTGCTAACTTAGCTACTAACTTATGGAAATCTGTATTAGGATCATTATGATATGCTTCCGCAATTGTTTCTGCTGATTCATAATCAAATCTTATTCCATAGTGTGTTACTAATCTTGGTTCCTGTTGCGAATAGTCAAACGTACCCCACTTGCAACCTTCTTCAGGTATAAATAAACTTCTAATTAATGGTCCTGTATCTGGATCACGTGCCGGAATCTGCTGTAAGTTTGGATTAGAATAACTAAATCTTCCAGTTACAGTTCCTCCATCATCAGATCGTATTTGATTTATATCTGCATGGATCCTACCCTTGTGTTGATGACTTAAAATGGTGTCAATAAAGGTTGTACTGACCTTGTTAATTTTTCTAGCTTCTGCTATCATACGTACTACAGGATGACTATGTGTAGAAATAAAATTTTTAGTAAATGAGGGAGAGTCCGTCTTTTCAGTTCGGCTATAAGGTAGCTTCAGTTTTTCAAAAACTTCTGCAATCGATCTTGCAGCCCATATCTGAGTGTCTACTCCTGTTTCTATTTTTATTTGTTGCAGTAAGTTTTCTTCTTTTACTGCCATTACTGTTTTTAATTGATTTGCTTTCTCGGTATCTACCCGAACACCTAGGTGGCGCATATCAACTAAACAAGGAAAAAGATCAGTCTCAAGATTAAATATATCTTGTAAATCTTCTTCAATAATAATTTTTTTAAATCTATTCCAAAGTTCTAAAGTTAAAGCTGCATCTTCTTCTGCATATCCACCTACTTCACTTGCAGGTAACTTCCACATTTCTGCTTTAGGATCTAAACCTCTTTCTTTAGCTGCTTTAGTAAGTAAAGATTCATTTTTACCTTTGTTTAAATAAACCCAAGATAAAGAATTTAATGAGTATTGAAATCTATTTTCATCAATTAATGATGCAGCAATCATAGTATCTATAATTAAACCATTAATTTTTATACCAAGATTTTTAATCCAACATACATCATACATTGCATTGTGAAATATTTTTGTACCAGGTGATTCACAAACATCTTTAAACCATTTTAATACTTTATCTCTGTCCATGTTAGGACCTTCACCATGTGCTATTGGAAAATAATTTTTATATCCATCTACAGCAACAGCTATACCTATAACTTCACCATTACCTATAATGGCCCCTGAACCCAGTTTCTTTAAATCAGGATCTCTGGTTTCTAAGTCAATCGCAATCTCATCTGCTTTTCTTAAATCAGGAAACTCTGTAGGTGCTACCCATTCTGTAGTTGGCATCAACATTATTTTTTACCTTTTGTATCTTTCAGTTTTTTAATTTCTAATTCACAGTAATGAATTATCTTTTCTATATCTTGTATTCCATTTTTATTCAAGTATCTACAAACGTATTTCACAACGTTCCCTTGAAAAAAAGAAAGATCGTTTTTAGAAATAAATTCATAAGGTTGAATGGGAAAATCTTTATAGTGAGATCCTCCAATTTGTTTATCCTGTGGAAATGCTTTATCAAACATGTCTTTACTGCTCATGGTTTTCTCCTGTTATTTCATTTAAACATTCTTCTGCATTACCATTAAATGTAAATGTCTCATTATTTTTTTCATAGATAACAAAAAAATTATCTTCTCTTTTTTCTAACTCTATTATCTTTATCATTTTAGAACCTCCATTATGTTAATTATAAAAAATGTTAGTGTTATTGTTATTAGTATATCGCTTGTTATTATTCTCATGTTTCTCCTTTTGTTATAGCAGTTATTGATTCGGTGATGATTAATAGGGAGTCGAGAACCAAATCAATTTTATACGACGCTGCTATACCGCCGCTGAGTAATATCTCTATCCCGTTCTGTTTATACTTATTGTATAATCTAGCTAAAGTGTTTGTATTCATTCTTTTTTGTTTTACCTTTTAATTTATATAAATTGTTTCTTGCACGTGTTGCTCCTACGTACCAAACTCTATGTTCCTCATCATTCTTCTCATCACTTTTTTTAACTGATTTTTTTATTGTTCTTCCTAAATCTAAACATAAAATAACATTATCCTCTTCACCACCCTTAGCTGCATGAATTGTAGAAACATATATACGAGCATCTTCATCTAAATTTTCACCATTTGTAAGCATTTCCTTAATATATATTCTGTCGGATAGTTTAGTTTGTTCAAACGCTTCAAACCAATCTACATTATTATTCCATTTTTCTTTTGGTAAACCAATAAATTCTGCTATCTGTTTCATTTCTTTTTCTTCTATTTCTATTTTTCTGCACCATGAATTGTATTTTACAGCTGCATTATATAATCTTACAGGAAAACTTTTACCTTTGTTACTTTGATAATATAAATTTCTTTTTCTTAATTCTTCAGTGATTTGCAATAATCTATGTGTTGTTCTAGTTAATATTAAATATCTATCTTCTGTTAAATCTATTTGATCTAAGTTATTTATTCTTAAAGACTCACCTTGATAGTTTCTTGGATAATAAATTTTTTCTTTTCTTAAACCTTTAATTCTTTCTAATGGTAATTCAGATTCCTCCTGAACTGCTTTAGATACTCTTTTAGAATATTTTAAAACTTTTTCTTTTCCAGGTTCTTCAATAAATCTATCAACATCTGCACCTGCCCATGCAAAAATAGCTTGATCATCATCTCCTGCTAAATATATATCTTCTGTATTTTCTTTTAATGTATCAAATAATTTCCATTGCAGTGGAGATAAATCTTGAGCTTCATCTATAAATATAGTTTTAAATTTTGGTAAGTCAGGTTTATTAATTAATCTTTCAATCATGTCATTGAAATCTAATTTACCTGTGATTCTTTTATATTCTTTTAAATTTTTATCTAAATTATCTAATATATACCATTCTATTTCTTTTTTATTATGTTCACTTCTATCATATTCTTCTCTTATATTAATGTTTCTATTTATTGCTCTACCAATCATTTTAAAATATGGACTATCAATGTTTAAATAAAAAATTTCTTCTTGATTATATTTATCGTAATGTTTAACTTTTATATTTAATTCTTTTCCTATTTTAACATAGTCGTCTGGTTGCATAACCATAGAGTCATTTAATTCTAATTGTTGAAAAGCAAAAGAATGAAGAGTTCTAAAATAACTTAACTTATCACTATCTACTGGCATTCTTTCTTTAGCAACCTTAGCTGCCTTTTTAGTAAAAGCAAAATAACCTATTCTATCTAAGGGAGTTCCTACTCTAATATATGCTTTAGCTCTACTAATTAACTTGTGTGTTTTACCTGTACCTGGAGGACCAAAATATTTATATATCATTAAACAATTTCCTCTGGTTTTTTAAAATCAGCTAACTCAATTACATCAGCATCGTCTTCATCTTTTTTAAATAAATATAATGGTATAACTGCACAACCATTTACACCTGGATAAGATTTATCTGTTTTCTTATCTTTACCTGGAAATCTTTTCTTTTTACCAAATTGTGGTTTTGGTAAATGATTCTTTTCATTCTCAAACATTTTTTCAATCATGTAAGAAGTTCTAGAAGAATCTTTTTTCCATTCATTATCTTTTAAATCATTAAAAAATTCGTCATATACAAAGTATGCGTACGTGTCATCTTTTAAAACATTACCGCTTTTAAAAGAGTTATGACTTGTAGCAGTTGTACTATGTATATAATCTTTCAAATGTTTTTTTAGTATCTCCATAGGTGTGGTTCCTGGAGCTGGTTGCACTGTATCAATGGTTGAGAATAATGCTTTTTGTATTTCAAAAAAGTCCATTCCTTTTATAGGAGGAGGTGGAAAATCTGCTTGAGCCATTATTAAACCTCTTAGCTCTTGTTGATCTTTTATTTTATTTACATCTTTTGCGTGCACTTGCACCGACTCACCATCGTCTCTTTCCACTGTAAAATAGTATTCAGGATCAGGTTTAAAATCTACTTTAATTAAATTATTCATTAATGGCCAATTAATTTTCTTATCTGAAATAATTCCAAACTTTCTTTTTACACACTCTGACTTAATACATACAGGTGCTAATAAATCATCGTGACATGTGTGTCCTTTTTCTTGTTTCTCCCAATGTTTTATTTTTTTTTCAATATAATTATCAGTCCATATTTCATCAAACTCAAAATAATTTCTACCTGCTTTTAAAACCATTTTACCCCAATTGTCTGGATATTTTTTCTTAGCAAAAACCATGTAGTTATATAAAAATCTATCTCTACCATCTTTCATTTTATTCTTAGATAAAATTTCTAGACATGGTGGACCATCTTTAAATTCATCTGCACCACCAGTTAGTTCTTTTCTAATTAAATCATTAGATATGTTCTCTAATTTTTCACTAGTAACTTTATTTAACTCTACAACTTCTAAAAATAAATCTAATGCAATTTCTTTTCCAGAAGGATCTATTGCAACTCTTTCTGATTTATTAAAATAAGGAAGGTTAATAAAATTACCATTTACTTTATTTCCATTTGTATCACTTCCTAATTTAGTTTGTTTTGGAAATATTTCAGTTGTAATAGGTAACTTAAATAAAAATAATACCTGTTCTAAAAAATCTTTAATTACTTTAGCTTTTACAAATTCTTTTGTAAATAAATACAAATGAAGTCCACCACTTTTTGATTTAATGGGTATTAAAGGTAATTCTTTTTCTTGAATAATGGTTAAATATTTTTCTATATCTAAATCTTTATATATCTTAGGATCAATATCTATTGCACCAAAACATGCAAAACCATTATCATCACAAGGTTGAATACCTATTGATTTTTTTCCATGTAAATGAAGTCTATAATCATTTTCAGTAATTGATTTACCTGACCAACCATAATCACCGGCATTAAATTTTATTTTTCCTGTATTAGGATCTTTATATCCATTACTTATGTTACAAAAACCAAAATTACGTTGTAACCCCGTAAAACATTTTATAAAATCATTCATATCTATCTCTCTTTATTTTTAAAAGAGTGGCGACAGTCTCCCGTCGCCATCCTATCTTCGAAGTATTCACTTAGTGAATTATATAATATCTTCTGTTTTAGGTTTATTACTTTTCTCATATTCAGGTTTAGCTGAACCTTTAGACACAGATTTTTGAAACTCTTGTGCCATTAAATATAAGTCTGTATCTTCTTTTTTAGATACATCCAAAGCTCTAACCATAGACGGTTTATAGACATGCCAACTTTTACTTCCTGCAACCTTAGCAACAGTTTTTAAATTATAAACTGAAGCATATGCCGCTGGATTGTAGACACCTTTGTCATCCTTAAATCTAAGATTTTTAATCAATTGATTTAATTCTCTCGCCGGTGTTAAGTTAGATGATCTCATAGTAATTACTGCAGGTCTAGGTTCATCACCTAATACCACTACATAAAAATATGCAGTTTTTTCTAAGTAGTTACCATTTGATAATCTCCACTTGCCATTTCTTTCTTCCTGTGCATCTTCTGGTATTGATAAATGCGTTGTTACAGGCGGAGCTGCTGTGTCTCCCATTTCTTGCCATTCAGGAAATCTTGTTTGCACATGTGAAACAATAATATCCACTCCTTCATTACCATCAGTAAGTGCACCAAGACCTTTAGCATAGATCATACCAGGTTTTGCGCCTTCAACGTGTTTAGCGTTACTGGCATTACACTCAGGTGATAGTTGATGTAGGATTTTTAAAATCGGTGTTGACATATCGTCCGATTTGATTTCTTCACTACCTCTTCCAGAGTCTCCTCTTAGATTGATAGTAGATAATGCACCTGCATTATCTTTCTTAGTCATAGCATTTGTATTTGCCATAGTTATATCTCCTTATTGAGTTATTAGTTTATTTTTTATTTTTTAAATA